TGACCTCGGGCACCAGCGCCGCGCAGTGGTCCAGCCAAGGCGAGATATCGGCGCCGGCAGCGCCTACGGCCGGGCGCGCGTCGCGCCAGCGGTTACCGTACACGTCGCCGTCACGGGCCACCAGCACGCCCTCGCCGGCGGCGTAGGTGATGCCGACCAGCGCCTTGGCGCCCATGTCTTGGCGGTTCTCATCGAAGCAATACGACGCCTCGATCTTGGGGCGCTTGCCGAACAGCGAGCGGCACTCGATGTGCCTGAACAGTGCATTGAAGGTCGAGCGGCTGATCTCGCGGCGGTCTTGCAGATCGAAGTAATGGTCACCCTCTTGGACGTAGCAGAACCGTTTATACCAGTCGGCCTTTTCAGTGCGGCCCAGCTCCTTGCGCTCGACCTCGGCGATCACGCGCTTGGCCTCGTCGGGGAACGCCTCGGTGGGGTGCAGCTTGCCCAGCGCATCGGTCATCATCGACGCCAGCAGCTCATCGCGCAGGCCAGGCGCATGGTGCGGCCCGCCCTGCTCGCCGACCCACTTGAGAAACGTCACGCTATCCAAGTCGATGCAATGGCTGTGCAGGCAGCAAAACGCCCGCATGGACGGGTTATAGCGCCCCTCTGGGTTGCCGTCGCTGTGCTCGCTGGAGTTAGGGCAGACGATGCCGGCCCAGCCTTGAGCGTTAGGCTTACTGAGGACCAGCCCCTGATCGGATAGCCAGGCCAGCACGTCATCGGCGCCGTCGTCAGAGACGCGGATCGGGCGAAACGTTGCGGCCTCCTCGGCCGGCACGACGCCCAAGGCCTCGCATATCTGGGGCAAGCTGAACTGGCGCTCGGGGTGGAACTCGACCAACCGCGAGACGAAGCCGTCGCGGCCAGGCTTCAGATTGACGCTGCCAGGCAGTCGGAAGTTCCGCACGGGGTTGACCGCACCCTTGTCGCTGTAACCGGCAGCAGCGATCGCCGTGATGGCCGCGCTGTATTCGGCCTTGGTCGGCTGCTCCTCGGTGAAAGCGTAGCCCCACTGGTAGCTGCCCTCGCTCGTCTCCATGATCCAGGTCGGGGCCAGCGGCGGCGTCTTAGGCGCCTTCTCAGGGTCGCCCACGTCGTCCAGCACCATGCACAGGACGTACTCGCAATTGGCGGCGCTCGCGCTGATCTTGCCGTCGGTGAAGCGGTCAAGGATGAAGCTGGCGGTGTTGCCGTACCACGACTGCCCGTCGGGCCGGGGCTTGTTCGGCAAGAACGCCGGCCAGGTGGCCTTGACCGCACCGTCAACGTGTAGCTGTATCTCGCCGTCCTGCAAGCGTGGTTTTTGTCTGACAATCAGAAACGTTTCGCCCTCTGGGGCCAGACTTGTCATATACTCCAAGAAATCCATCGATTAGCTCCTTTGGTGAAAACGCCCGGCAGGCCACTACCTGTCGGGCGTTGTTGTTTCTACTTACCGTAGCGGGTCATAATTTCGGCCTCAACGGCCAAGGGCAGGCCCTCGGCCCATGCTGGTGGGGAGCACATGATACGCTCCATCTCCAGCTTCACGGCCTCAGGATTGTCTGTCTCGACGACGATCTCGTCGTGGACGTGTAGAACCACGCCGTCGAGTTGGCGCAGGGCGTAGCGTAGGATGTCATTGGCTGCGGCTTGGGTGATGTTCTCGCAGGCCAAGCCTTTCCAAAGGCGGGCGCGGGGCCACTCTGTTGCGTCGGCTGCGGGCTTCCAAGATGCTTTGGCGTAAGTCACCCCATCAGCTTCTAGGCGAGCGTAGGGGTAGCATAGCACGCGCCCTGATGGCAGCGCATACCACAGGTGCTGGCCGTCAAAGAGGTACGCCACGCGGCCGGCGCTGAACTCATGCCCCTTGTTCCGCATCGCCCTTGTGTATGCCTCCTCCAAGTCTTGCCAGAAGCGCACAGACCACGGGTTGGCCCTGCGCCACGCCTCGACGATCCTGCGGGCCTGCGCCTCCTCGAAATGCACGCCGTAGGCGCGGCCCATCGCAGCGAAGGCGCCTACGCCGCCGGCAAAGCCTAGGGCCAGCTCCTGCACCTTGCCGACTTGGCGCTGCTCGCCGGTGACCTCCTCATAGGCCACGCTGTAGGTCGCGGCGGCGTTAACCTTGTACGGGTCCAGCTTGCGCCGAAAAATGTCCAGCTTGTCCTCGCCGGCCTTACTGTTTGACAGCCAAGGGTTGACGCGACCCTCGATGGCCGACCAGTCGGCGACGACGAAGGACTTGCCAAGCGCGGGGATCAGTGCGGGCCTGAGCATTCCCCGCAAAACATCTGTGACTCGTTTCCCGTAGGCAGGGACAATGTTATGTCCTCGGACCATAGCCTGTCGTACCGTGTCAGGTTCCGCAGCGCACTTGCGAGGGAAGTTATGCACTTGGAGTCCATAGCTCGATGCACGACCAGTGGCGGCACCCCCAGCGAAGACAAAAGCGCCACGGACTCGGCAATCCTCGTCGTCTGCCAAGTCTGCCATGCGCTGGAACTTCGCAACCGACGACGCCCATAGGTCGCTGGCGCACTGTATAACCTCGGCAACAGTGGGCGGTATCTCATCGGGGTTCTCCATCGCGAGCAGGTTGGCCCGCACAGTCTTGTCAATCGAATACTTGTCCTTGACCAGCATCAGCTTCTTGGCCTCGTCGCCCACGCGCTCAAGCACCCATTCGCGCATCTTGGGCGAGCGCACGCTGGTGATCTCACCGTCGGTCAGCTCGGCCACGCGCTCCTCGATCTCGACCAGCTCGTCGTGAGCGTAGCGCATGGCGGCCTTGGCTAGCGGCACGTCCACCAGCACGCCTCGGTCGTTGATGCGCTCGTTGACGTGGTAGTCGGCCAGCTCCTCCGCGCTCAGGGGCCGCATGGCCTTGCTGATCTCGCGCATGGCCCTCACGTCCTGCTCGCAATAGGCGATCATCTCAGCCATCAGGCCGGCGTCCTCGCGGAAGGTGCCGTCGGCCTGCGGGATCGACAGCAGCCGGATCAGTTGCGCGCCACGGTGGTCCTTCTTCATGCTGACGCTGGCGAATCGCCCCACATCCTCAAGACTGCCAGGCGCACAGTTGGCTCGGGCCTGCGTGGCGGTGCAGTAGAACTGCTCAAGGTCGAAGTTGATTTGTAGGACGTACCAGAAGATCAGCCGCTCGAAAGCGGCGTTGTGGGCGTAGATCGGGCCGGTGTGCTTGGCTACAGCCTCGGGGAAGGGTGAGTCGTTAAGCCACATCGCACCGTCAGATGTGTACTTGGGCACCCACGTCTGCACCTCACCGTCGTCGAAGGCGTAGGACATGCACAGCACTTCGGTGCTCATGTCCTGCGCGTAGTTGTAGACGCCTTTGCTGCCGAGGTCCACTCGGCTGCGCGTCTCGAAGTCGATCCAGAGCGTCACCCCCATTGTGCTGCCATCGCGTCTGCGATGCCCTTGTAAGTGGCCGATCTGATCTTCCATCGGTCCTTGCTCGGTGGCAGCTTGTTCTGGCCGCTGGCCGTCTGGTTGCCCCTGCGCGTCTTGGCGTCGCCCGGCAGCATGTCGGTCGGCGTAAGCAGCGGTAGATTCTTGAGCCACAAGCACGTCTTCTTGCTCGCGTCATGGCCGAACCACCACGGCTGGATGATCTGGTCTGGCTTGCGGATGCGTGTGCTGATGATGCTCACCGGATTCTCGATGGCGATGCGCTCGACTGGCGCGTCCATCAGACGCTGCACGAACGCCAGCGCGTCCTCGGTCAGTTGCGGATCGCGCAGCCCCCGCGTCGTCCAGTGCATACCGCTGACGCTCAAGTAGGTGCAAGGCGGGTGGGCGATCATCAAGTCCCAGCCGTTGTTGATGATGTCGAACACATCACCTTGGTGGTGTGGCCCCGGCGCGTCTGTTGGCAACAGATCGCAACTCATGGCCTCGTGTCCTGCGCGGATGAACGCGTCGCGCACTACACCGGAATATTCACATGCAATGAGAACTCGCATAAAAAAGCAGGGGCCGAAGCCCCCGCTCTCAATTAGGCCGAGCGACGACGACGGCCAGCAGCGGGCGCTGCCTCAGCAGCCGGCTCGGCCTCAGCCTCGCCGTCCATGCTGACCCACTCCACCACTTCGAACACGGGCGTATAGATGCGCCCGTAGCTCTTGTGGGTGTAGTGGTCCTTGCCCAGCTTCACGACCGGCACCGGCTTGGACTGGTCCTTCTCCACTTGCGCGGCGATGGCGACAGCCAAGGTCTGCACGGCCTTGCGGCCACCGACCGAGGTGGTCGTGAACCGCGCCTCAAGCCCAGCGTCCTCGCCGCTGATGCACTTCAGGCTCAAGCCCGTCTGCGGCTCCCAGCCCTTCTTCGCGCCGTGAGGCGCTGCGTCTTGCTCAGGCAGAGGCTCGGTGACGGGCACCAGCTTCTCACCAAGCACCTCGCCGTCGCCCCAGGCGATGAAGCCGTGGACGAACGAGAAGGGGTTGACCGCCCAGCGGGCGTCGTCCTCGGCCTCGGTCTGGTCAGCGCCAAAGACCCAGTGCCCCGTACGGTCCATCTTGATGATGGCCGTGGTCGAGGCGCTGACATCGGTGGCGATGCTGCGAAGCGCGGTGGACAGGGAAGTGACAGACGGCAGGTTAGCGCCAGAGAACTTTACGATATTGGACATGTGAAACTCCATTACAGTTTAGAAAGGGCCTTTGACAGCCCGATGAACGACTGCACCGCTGGCCGGGGATCATCCACCGGGGCGAGCGTCGTGCCCGATGACACTGACACGACGAGATCGTCGGGCAGCGTCAACTTGCGCTTTTTGAGTTCCTTCTCCGCTTGCGCGGGCGAAAATAACTCGGGTTCTTTAAAAGGATAGACGCCTTCGGCTTCCATCCATGTTGCGGCTTTGTCTTCATCGACCCACTGTCGCCGCGCTTGCTTCTGGACTATCTTGTAGCCAGGCACATCAGCGCCCTTCTCAAGCAGCCCAAAAGCAAGCGCGCGCAAATCTTTGATCCAGTCTTCAAGGAGGTCGGCAGTATGCAGATACTTAGCCAGTGTGTCAACGTCCATGTTGATGACCTGCTGCTTGATCGCGCGGTCCACAGCGCCGGTCATCTGCGGGCAGATCGGCTTGGCCGCGCACCAGCGGCAGTGATCGCCCTGCGCCAGCGGCGCGTCGTCTTGCAGCGCGGTCTTGACCGCAGAGACCAGCTCATGCTCGAATTGCTTGATGCGCCCCACGGTCGTCACCCAGCGCCGCACGACAGGCGGCTGCACGATGACGCACTCGATCTCGTCTACGCCGTCAAACGCCCACTTCAGCTCATCGGTACGCATGGCCGCTGCGGCGTAGAACATGAGCTGCGCGTTCTCTACAGCATCAACGACAACACCGTCGCCAAACTTCCAATCAAGGACCACAGCACGCTGACCAATACGCCCAACAAGATCAGTGCTGCCAAACACTCCAGGCAGAAGATCGCCGAAACCAACGCGTGTCTCCACCTCGTATACCAAGTCACCGTTGGGATCGATCTCGTCGAGCGCGTCCAGGGCAGGCGTAATCTTCTCATCATATAGCTCCTGTGTGAGCAGTTGATCCTTGTGTTTGAACTGGCCGATGACGACGCCTTGGTCGAGCAAGATGCGGCTGATGACGTCATGCAGCATGGTGCCGCGATCAGCGTGGACGCTGGACGGCTGCGGGGGCATCTTCTGCACCAGCTTCACCGAGCCAGGGCACGAGATGACGCGCTTGGCGGTGCTACCGCCGACGATGTTACTGTGCTGCATTGCGGGCTTTCAGCATGTGATCAGCGATAGCGTAGACGACCAACGCAAGTTTTTCCCCGCTAGGGTCTGCGGGAAGCTGCGAATTTGCGAGCAATCCTTGCATGGCCTTAGCCGCGAAGTAGTCGCGCAAGGTCATTCCTGTTGTTTTCGGCTCGTGCAGGTGCTCGATGGTGTGCGGGAAGGCCGGTATGTCTGTCATGGCTGTACTCCAGTTGATTGATGAGGACTGCATCATAGCACGAAAAAAAGTAGTTGCACAAAACTTTTTGACCCGCTATGATGGCGGCCCAATCAATCAACTGGAGTACCGTATGGAGTCAATTCGAATCAGTATCAACAGCCGCGATGCGCTGCTTGTAGACGAGCACGAGGGCGGCGTCTGGCTGCACATGTACGCTGCGAACGGCAGCATGTTCACCATCATGACCAAGGAGCAGGCGAAAGAACTGATTGCTGCACTGCAACAGGTGATCGCATGACCTGGCCGTTCCCGCCCTTCCCCAATCCGCTTGACCGCCCCGGCCAGCCGCCAGCGCCAGGCAAGTTTGACCCTAGCAAGGACGACCATGAACCAGCCCCATATTGAAAAAGGCGTACCTATCCCTAATCGCTTTCCCTTCGACAAGATGGAAGTGGGCGACAGCTTTGTCATAACGACCAAGCGCCAGACCGCATCTGTTGCTGCGCGGCGCTACGGTGACAAGCACGGCATGAAGTTCGTGACTCGCAAGATGCCTGACGGCGCGATCAGATGCTGGAGGACGCAATGAGCAAACAAACCGACGCTATGAGACTGGCTGATAAGTTAGAAGACGTAGCGTTAAACGCATACGTTATTGAGCCTGCCGTAGCCGAATTGCGCCGACAACACGCGGAGATTGAGCGCCTAACAAAACTCTGCGACGAACTTATTTGCAGGCTATCGAGCTTTCGAATGGCGGCAAGTATGCAAAAGCGGATCGACGAACTCAAGGAGAAGAACACATGACCCGCGACGACATCACCCGCATTGCCCGTGTGGCTGGGTTTGTAGGCTTTGATGGGGACAACGGGTCACTGAGACGCTTCGCCGCCCTTGTCCGTGCTGACGAGCGCAACAAACTGGCCGCATGGATGATGGCGCGGGGCTACGCCACCGGCCACGGCGACAGCATAGAAGATTTGCTGCAAGAGCTTGATTGGCAGATTGCCGAGAATTGGACGAGGGGCATGGTCAATGGCGTGGAAGCCGAGCGCGAGGCGTGTGCAAAAGTGTGTGAGGACAAAAACACTTTGTTGGCTTGGCCGACATACGCCGCCGCAATCCGAGCAAGGGGGCAAGCATGACACTCCTAGAAGTCCTTCTGTACGTCGGCGTCTTCGTCGTCATCGTCTGGTGGGCCGCGAGCGCGAACTTTGACGCTTGCGATAACTGCAATCACGACTGCCGGCAAGGGCGTGACTGCCCGAATCGCAAATGAAAGAGTCAACAATTGAAAAATACTTCGTCGCCCAGGTCAAGGCCGCTGGCGGCATCGCGTACAAGTTCACCAGCCCCGCGCACCGAGGCGTGGCTGACCGCGTGGTGTGCCTGCCCGACGGCAGCACTTGGTTCGTCGAGCTGAAGGCGCCGGGCGGTCGGCTGTCTGAATTGCAAAAAATTTTCCAGTCTGACATGGCGCGGCTGCGCCAGAACTACGCCTGTCTATGGTCAAAGGAGCACGTTGATGGATGGATTAACAGCCTTGCCGGCTAAGTACTTCGCCGTCGGCCCGTACCGCGCCGAGCAGGTCGGCCCGACATGGTGGGGCGTGATGAACAAGAACGGCGTCAACGTGTTGACGTTCGCCGAGAAGCGCGGTGCTGTGGTGACCGATGAGGCGCACGCCAAGCAGATCGCCGACGAGTGGAACCAGACAACCGAATTCGTGTACCCGCCCGACCCGTATGTGCCGCCCGTCACCACGCGCATGACCGACGAAGAGATGACTGCGTACATCCAAAGCCGGCGCTACAACTGGGAGACAAAGAGGTGGAGCTAAGACCCTACCAAGAACAGGCGGCTGACTTCCTGTACGAGCACGACCGCGCCATGATCTTGGCGCCGGTCGGCGCGGGCAAGACGGCGATCACGCTGACGGCCATGCAGGACATGGTGCGCGACGGCCACGTCAGGCGCTTCCTCGTCGTCGCGCCGCTGCGCGTCGCCGCCAGCGTCTGGCCGGTCGAGGCCGCCAAGTGGGCGCCCGGCCTGCAACTGCGCGTGGCGGTCGGCACACCTACGCAGCGCAAGGCGGCGCTCGACTACTGGTGCGAGATCGTCGTCACCAACTACGACAACCTCCAGTGGCTGGCCGAGCAAGACCTAAGCACCTTTGACGGCGTGGTGTTCGACGAGCTGACGCGCCTGAAGAACCCGTCGGGCGCCAGGTTCAAGGCACTCGCCAAGGCGCTCGACTGCCCGATCCGCTGGGGCTTGACCGGCAGCTTCACCAGCAATGGCTTGGAGGACGTCTTCGGGCAGTGCAAGATCATCGACCAGAAGCTGCTTGGCCGCAGCAAGGGCGCGTTCCAGCAGCAGTACTTCTACCTCGTCAACAAGGACTACAACGACTGGCAGCCGCGCCCCGGCGCGCTGGAGCAGGTCATGGCCCGGATCAAGCCGGCGACGTTTGTGCTGGAGCCAGGCGAGTACAAGGACAAGCTGCCGCCGCTGCACACGGTCGAGGTGCGGCTGGACCTGCCCGACCGCAAGCCGTACGAAGACATGAAGAAGGACTTTGTGACGCGCT